GAAGCTTGGCCCCGCGTGAGTTTGATCGGAACCGGCAGCGCGCCGGCGCGTTGCTGACGCAGAGTGGGTGCCGTGGTTGCTGCAGCGCCGGCACCAGAAAGCGGCTGCGGCCTGCGCACCAGGTCGCGAAGGGGTGTAACCGGCCCGCGCACCAGCGCTGCGTCTCGCGCGTTCTGCGCCGCCGCCGAAACCGTCGCCAAGTGGCGGGTTGTCGATGCGGCCGAACCTATGCTGCGTGCAAGATTGTTCAGTTCGGGAATCGGCAGTCCGACGATGCCACTGTCAGCAATCACGCTGCCGATCTTGCTCACGATGGCTCCACCCGTCTTCGTACGTGGCTGGTACGTCAAAGCCTCTGCCACGCGCCCGGCGAACTGGTCGCCCTCCCGGATACCGGCCTGCGTACCGTAGTTGCCCCCGGTGAGCGTCTTACCGACCCCTGCTACGGAGCCGACCAGTCCGCCAACCATTCCGGTAGCAGTCGTCAGCGCCGTTTCGCCAACGCCAACGATGCGATCCAAGATGCCATCGTCATTCACCGCAGGTGCACGGGCAACCTGCGGTCGACCTACAGCGTCGTACCCAGGCACGCCGGCCAGCTGCGTGTTGCCCGCCGAGGCAGTGCGGTACCTAGCCCATGGACCATCTGGCTCTGGCACCGCTGCCGGCGTTGACGTCGACGCCCTCGCGTATTTTTCCCAAGGTCCGCTCATCGTACTTTCTCCCAGCTGTTCTGATCGGCAGGATTGCCGCCCTTGAATCGATACCCCTTGTCGACTGTGCCCACTGGCGGCGATTTCAGCGGCAGCTCATTACGCTCCTTTATCCTGGGCTTCCCGCCGCCGCTCCCAGTCCTCGCCTTTTCCTCCAGCTCCGCCGCATGCTTTTCCTGCTGGGCGAGCACAGCGCGCGCCGCAGGCCCCAACAGCGACGTGTCGAAATCGTTAAGCTTAGTGGTGCGAACATAGGTCCGCTTCGCCTCGGTCAGGCGTCCACCGAACAGTTCTTCCATCGTCTGCGTCGCACCGATGATCTGATCTGGCGAGCCATTCGGATCAAGCGCCTTCAGGGCCTGGTCACGTTCGTGGCCGGTACCACCGACGCCGACAACCGCTTTCGAGATTTCGGGCGCCACCATGATCAGCGCCGCGTTCAGGTTGGTCGGCTCCGCTACGCCAAATTGCGTACCAAAGGCACGCGCCGCCTTGTTCCATATGCGCGCGTCACCGCTCTTCTGCGCTTCCGCCAACTGGCGGACAGTGGCCAAGTGATTCAGCGCCGTGTTTGCCGCCTGCACCGCCCGGCCTTCCGTGCCGGTAGAGAATGCGCGTACAGCCGCATTTCGCGTGTTGACGTCGCCCTTGTTTTCCAGCTGGTTGCGACGCTGCTGCGTGGGGTCTACTCCTGACGCAAGCTCCGCCGCCCGGTTCATAATTGCTGCACGCACCTGCACGCCGGCCTTGCCCATACCCATCGGCGGCAGTGAGCCGTCGAAGTTGTAGCGCGCGGCCGCTGCATCAATCGAATCAGCACTGAATGGAAGCGAGCCCGCACTGGTACCGGCGCCGCTGTTCGCTCGTGCCCCTGGACGCTCGCCGTTTTTGAATCTGACCACGACTTTTCCTTTAGGGTCGAGGCCAAGAGTCTCGTTCCCGATGTCCTGATAGGTCAGCTTCGGATCTTCAGGCACGTAGTCCTCTATCTCCGCCATCGAACCATCCTTGAACCTGTTGACCATGACAAAACGACCATCGCGCGTCTGCATCGGGATCGTATCCTTGACCTCGGGCCTGTATTTGTCGGCCTGGGCCTGGAAGACCTTGGCTCTCTCAAAATGGCGTCCGGCGAGGAGCTTCTCTGCAATCGCCGTGTTCCGTTCGTAAGCTTCTCGCGCAAAGTTTGCTGGCCGTGGCTGATCCTTCTTCGGCAGCCCGTCCAGCGACGGATAGAAAACGGGCGGCAGACCAGGAGTAAAAGTCGATGGAAGTGTGCTGCTCGCCCCCGGAGCGCCTTCAAAGGAACTATCGAAGGCAGGCGCACGGCCCGGCCGACCGATGCGCGGGAGATGGGCCGGCGGACCAAGAGGATCAGGCCCCAGATATGGCACGCCATAAGCGCCTGCTTGCCCCGCTGGATGCTGCGCACTAGTCGTCGCCGGGCCTACGCTAGCCGCCCCGCTGATGCTTCCGGGCGTGCCGAAGCTGGCAATGATGCCGTCCGCTTCCTTCTCACGTGCGAGTGCGGCCGTGCTCTGCTCGTTCTCCAGGTCCCAGCGCTGCTGCTGGGCCTTGCGGAGACGATCCTGCTGCTGCTGCGCCAGCGCGCCTTGGTAGGTCTCGCCCCCGGCCAGCAGACCCTGGCCGACGGTACCGAAAAAGTTCTGGCCCTTCGACGACATCATTGCGGCGCCGGCGGCCAGCAGACCCTGGCGCGCGGCCGCGTTCTTGTCCGGATCTTCCGGCAGGAAGTCGGGGATGTAGTCGCCCAGTATCCCCTGAAAGCCCTTAAGTATTCCCATGTGTTTCTCCTTCGAGCGAGCGATTACTGAGCCGTAGCGCGCGCGTGCGCGCGGGCGATAGCGAAAGCGGTTTCGGCGGTCATCTCGCCACGAAGAACTGCTTGAATGTCGGCGTCCAGACTGGCGACAGCATCCCCTGCGCCGAGCGCGTGTGCATGGCGCAGCGCGTTGTAGAGACCGGGGAGTGCGTCGAGAGGGTCGGCCTGGCGGAGTTCTGGCACGGCTGCGGTGGCGGCCGATTCTGGTGCAACCTCTTCCCGAATCAGGTCAGGGATCGGCAGGTTGGTGGACAGGATGGCTTCGGCCAGCTGGGCGCGGTGCTGGTCGACTACTTCCGGCGGCTCGTGGTCCAGCAGCTTCCCGATGCACTGCGACAGCTCCTGGCCGATCTCATGGAGCACCACGAGCTGCTCGGCCCGCTCGACTTCTTGTTCTGTCGCCGGGCGGATCGTTACGGTTTCGCCAGTCCGGACGAGGTCGATTACGTTGAAGAGCGTGCCCCATTCGTTGGTTGGTGCGAAACACAGAACGCCGACAGCAGATGGTGCGCGGGCATGGAGCTCTTCAGGGAAGTGAACAACTTGCATTTTTGACCTTTCATTTGATTGAGGAAGGGGCAACTGCAGCGTTTGCCCACCTCACCATTAGAAGCCCGCCGCGTCCGGTTTTCTGGCTAAAAACCGGACACTTGCAGCGCCCGGTCAATCGCCTCGTACGCCTGGCTGCGCCCAACCCCATACCTGGTCATGATGCGATCCCGAATTACAGGCCGCGACTCCTTGAGGTCGAGCAAGTGACGGGCGAACTGCACCCTTTCCTGCCGATCGAGCCCAGTAACCCCTTCGCGCGCGGCGCTTTGCCTAATCAGCTCGGCGAATCGCTGCTTCGCATCATCTGGCGCCGCTAGCTCAGCTAAGTCAGCAAGCAGTTGCTCAAAGACCGCTTTACCCATGGAGCCCCTCTTCCACATACGCGTTTGTGCACGCATACGGCTCCTGAGATTCAGCGGTGCCTGCGCGGTGCTGAAGCCACTGGCCAAGCCGCATGTAGTTGTTGTCCCTGGTCTGCTGGTATCCCTCACGGTGCGCCGCAGCGAGGCGAGTCCAGTACGGCACCAAGTCGCCGGGGTTGGCCCTGGTTTGTGCCTTGGCGTCTTCGACATCCTCAGGGTTCCACACGTACAGGTTTGCAATGTAGGCAAAGTCCCGGAGGAACTGCTTAGAGACCTTCATCGGCCCAGTCCTTCCCGACCTGGTCTGGTAAGCGGATTTCGACAGCGTGCCCTTTCTGCACTAACCGGCGCGCTAACCCGAACGCGGCGGCCTGGCCGGTGAAGCTGGCGTCGTTGTCGCCGGCGATCAGCACCCGCTCCACACCCTCCGGCGGCACCCACGATTCCAGCAGCACTGCATTGGTCGCAGCCCAAACAGGCACGCCGAAGCGCTGAGAGGCCGCCAGCGCCGTTTCTATGCCCTCGGCAATACCGAGAGTCCTCCCGGCCGCTCCGAGCCTCACAGCGCCCGAATTAAGCGGTTTGCCGGCCATGATTTTCTTGGCCTGCGGTACCGGCGCCTTGTGTCCGTCGTCCGTCAGGTAGGTGCGATGGATCGACGCGCCCGTGCCGTCCGGGTACCTGATCCTAGCCACCATCGCCGGGAAGCGGCCCAGGTCGCGGCCGTCTTCGTCGGTGTAGCGCAGCCCAGGGTGCAGCCGCAGATCGGCTGGAACGATCTCCAGGCCCAGGCGCCGGTTTAGGTACTGCCAAACTGGGTCGCCGAGCGTCACCGGCCTGCTGCCGTTCCATACCTGGGTCAGCGCCTGCACCTTGCTTTCATCCGTTCGCGCCGGCGCGATCGGGCCGGGCTGCACCGTGCCGACGATCCGGTCGACCTGCTTGGCGGCCTCGCTGAATGACCACCCGAGCACGCCCTGCAGCAGCTTGAAGCCGTCACCGGACCCACAGTGCGAGCAGATCCAGGTGCCGCGCCCGCCCTTGTCGTCGAAGCGGTATCGATCTTTCCCGGAGCAGATAGGGCAAGGCCCATGCTTTTTGCTCAGGAACGCCGGGTCGACGCCGAGCGCCTGGAGGATGCCGGGCCAGCGGCCGACCGCTTCGTCGGCGGTGCGGGGCTTAAGCGCCTGCATGGCGGCCCCCTTTCGACTTGGTCTTCGCATCGCGGATCTGCAGGTGCTTGAGGAAGCCGGCCACTTCCGGGCTCACGGCCGGCGCCATGACGTCTTCCACGCCGCGCGGCCAAACGCCGAAATACTCCCGGTACTTGTGGGACACCCATCCCATCTTGTGGCCTTTGTTCGACGCCACCAGCAGCAGTTGCGAGTAGACGTCCTGCTTCTCCAGCTTCGGCGCCTTGGGCTTCTTCGTGATCGGCACCAGGTCGCCTGCGCGCACATCGACATCGGCGCGGCGCTCGGGCGCGAAGCCGCACACAGGGCACTTGTGCACGCCAGCAGGCTTGACGTAGGCGCAGCTCGTGCATGCCTTCGGCAACGGCTTCTCCCGCTCCTCCTGCCCGGCCTTGGCATCCCTCGGCGTGCCGTCGTCGAGCTCAAGCGGGAACTCCTCCGTTGGGAACCCGAGCCGCGTCACCGAGCCGGAGTGGTCCAGGATCAGCGCCCGCTCCTTGCTGGCGTGTGGACGCAAGACCCGCCCGGCCATCTGGATGTAGCGGATGAGCGAGCGCGTCGGCCGCGCCAGGATCAGCGAACGGCATGCCGGGAAGTCCCAGCCCTCGGCGAGGATGCCCACGTTCGAGATCACCATCGTCTCGCCGGTCTCGACGCGGGCTAGGATCGCGCGCCGCTCCTCCTCGTCGGTGTAGCAGTCGATGTGCTCGGCGCTGACGCCGGCGGCGTGGAAGCGCTCGACGATGTGCTTGCTGTGCGCGATGTTCGCCGCGAAGCAGACCGTCGGCGTGTCGCGCGCCAGGCGCAGCCAGTGCGTGACGATGTCGCCCACCAGCTCCGGCTTGTTGGCGGCGCGGCCGACGTCGGCATCGGTGTAGTCCATGTCGCCGAAGGCGTTGCGCGCCTGCTTGATGCCGGTCATATCCGGCTCGCTCGGCGCATACACATCGCAGTCGACCAGGTAGCCGGCCTCGATCAGCGCCGGGATCGTCGCCGCCACCGTCATGTGCTGAAAGAGCGGGCCGCCCAGCTCGTCGTAGTGCTTGCCCAGCCCGCGCGCGTACGGCGTGGCCGACAGGCCGATCACCGGCACGCCTTTCGCCGCGGCGATAACGGCCCGGTATTCCTTCGAGCCGGCAACCGTGTGCGCCTCGTCGATGATGATCAGGTCGACCTCTGGCATGCCGCGCCGGGCGATGGTCTGGATGCTGCCCACCAGCACGCTCTCGTAGACGCGGGTAGTGTTCTCGCCCTGGATCACGCCATGGTCGATGCCTGCCTTCTTGAATCGGCGCGCGGTCTGCTCGACCAGGTGGACGCGGTTGCACAGGAAGATCACGCGCTTGTGCTTCGATCGGGCGCCGCGCACGATGGCCATGCCGATCTCGGTCTTCCCAGAGCCTGTCGGGCTGCACAGCATCTCCCGAACCACTCCCCTAGCCAGGGCGCGGCGCAGGTTTTGGACTGCGAGGGACTGGTAAGGCCGGAGGGTCAGGGCGCCAGAACCCATGCCACCTTGGCCGGGCGGGTTTGGGGCCTTTATCTCTTCTCTTCTCTTCTGAGTTGCAAGTAAGCTGCTAGCGCACTCTTCTGAGGTGCGCGTCAATGGATAGCGCGGTGCTAGCACGATGCTAGCGGTTTGGTTGTTGTCCATGCGCTATCCTTTTGCAAGCTTGACGCTAGCGGCTCCGTTAGGGATCAGAAAGCCGTGCTGGACTAAAACTTCAATGTCCAAATTAGCGATCGACAGCTTCCGCTCAAGAAATGGGACGTCGTGCGGAATAGTGCCGTTGTTCTGGCTTGCATACAGCCAGAGGGTCATCAGGTGAGCCTTCGACACGTCCGGCAACGAGCAAAACGCGTAGTCGTCGAGGATGGCCCTGTGGAGCTTGATCCACGGTGGGTTACGTTTGCCGTAATGCTGGAAGGCGTCCCAGTTCTTCACTGCGAGGAGTGGCGTATTCATGCCGCCTCCAGTTCAAGCTGGCCCTGTGGGCGCACCAAATCCTTGCGCTGGCCGAGCAGCACATATCGCGCAACACGCTTATGCAACAGGCCATCCGGGCCAATGACATCCTCTCGGAGAGAAGCGATTGCGTATCGATCTTCCAAGTCTTGAATGCGGGTGGCTGCACGCAGATAGCCCAAAGCAACGAGCTCATACGTATTAGCACCACGTGAGCCCAGGTACTCAAGGACCTTTGGCAGGGTTTCGAGCTGGGTATACCCAGAGGCACTGCGCAGTTGGAGGCCAACAGATTCAATCTCGCAAACGAATTTGCTGATATGATTAGCACCGCAAACAAATGCTTTTTTCTGCCCCGTCGCCTCAGGCCCGCCAGCCTGGTTGACATGAGCGCCTCCCTCCGTGGAGGCGTTTTCATTTGAACGTTTAGACATTGGCGCCTCCGCTTAGGAGACGTTTGATTTCCGCGACCGGCCAAGCCAGGCGGCCGTTGACGCGAGCTGGCCGAATAGGGCCATTTTCGAGGCAAGCCCAAGCGCGAAGCGTTTGCGGTTTACGAGTCAGGTAGAACGAAGCGCACGCGGTCTCTACATGGCTACGTGTTTCGTGTTCAAGCGGCGGGAACTTTGAGACTGATTGCATTTTGAATCATCCTTTCGCATCACTGCGTGTTGAAGATGATTCAGTAAAAATTACCCGGGCCTTCGGTTGAAGGGGCCGGGTATTTAAATGCGGAGCTGCGCTAGGGCGGACTGTGCTGCGTCGGGTATTTGAACGGTATTAGGGCACGGTATTTAGAGATGCAGACCCTCAGATTGCTCATGCCATTCTTCGCGCCACGGGCTCAGAAATGAATGTTGAAAAAATGCATGATTCAATCTAGTTTTCGTGGCCATTCTCTTTTCGTGAAGGGCAACAGCAAGTAGTACCGGGTCCCACTTTGACGATGGGCGACCGCGTCCTCGATCACCTTTTTCCACTCGAGCAGGAAGAACCCAAGCGCGCCCATTCTCTAGGGCGGCTTGAAGAGTTGTATCTTTCGTGACGATGTTCCCGAATGCGCGCATTACCTCCTCTTTCGTCAAGCTCCTCCCCTTAACCGGCGCCGCTTCATTCACAGCATCCTCAGGCAACGAGAGCTTTTTCAGCTCCATATCTATGCGCGCTAGATTGGCTCTGATTTTTTCAAACTTATCTGGATCGTTTTGATGCTGCATGCTCGCCCAGGTATCACGCTCGCTCCATAGTTCCCAAGCGCGCTTATACTCTGCATCGTCCGCTTTTAGCGGCATAACAGATCCATCGGCCAATAGGAAATTGGGTACTGTCATTCGCTCGGCCAGCATCAATCGAATCAGATCGCTGCAGCGGATGATGGTCTTCCCGTCGAGGCTGTCGTTAAGGTCGACATAGTCGCTGAGTTCGTCGCCGACCGGCACGCCTGACAATTGTTCGTCGATCACCTTCCCGCGGTGTCGCATCGGAAGACGCCCGGTATCGAGCCAGTGCTCGACGAGACGGCGAGCCGACGTAGCCGGGGTGAACGTAAACGAGTGTATTTCTTTGTCGTCGATGAGCCGGCGCAGCACCTTGCATGCCTCGTCTGGAAACGGTATCAAGCCTGCATGCTCGTCAAATTTCCTGTACAGCCAATACAGGCCTACCTCGTCGCGAATCACAAGATCCATCTGCGCTCCTTCAAGCGCCTTCATATATTGGGGCGCCAGCCAGGCCGGTGAAGGAGCCGGCTTTTCGTCCGCTAAAACTAGACTGGCGCTTTAAACAGTAATTCCTATGCCTTAGCCACTATGCGCAGCCCAGCAGGCGGAGCAACGTCGTCGATTCCTGCCTGCTCCAATATCCAGGCTTCGATCTTTGTGTGCCACAGTCGAAGCAGATCCAAAGGTCGACGGATATAGTTCTTTTCCCTAACGCCTTGCGGCGCATGGCCTTGAATTTGTGCGGCGATTCCGCCTGGAGCCTCCGTCCATTCACTCAGCGTGGCGAAGGAACGACGCAAACCGTGCAAGGTTAGTTCCGGCAGCCCGGCTACTGCCAATGCATCGTTGTGTGCATGGCGAGGCTCAGCAATGTATCCGGCAGCTGCCGCTGGACTAGAGAACACAAACCCATTGCGCTTCGGCAGGGTCGATAAAAGGTATGCAACGTAAGGAGTCAACGGGATCATCCGAAAGTCTTCAATTTTGTCAGAGAGCTTAATACTGCCCCACTGGAAGTTTACGTCTTCCCACTTCAGTGCTGCCAGCTCCTCACGCCGGGCGCCGGTCAACAAAAGGACTTGGAGGTAAGCCGAAATGACTGGGTTACTAATCTTACGGACAGCACCGAACCAAGACTTCAGCATTTCACGCTGCAGCACATCGTGTCTTACTTGTGGCTTACCCAGACTTTCACGAGCCTTCGCACTTTTGGTCGGATTGACCGGCACCATGCTGGCGTACACCTTGTGTGACGAACACCAATTCATGCAGGCCTTGAGGAGCCGCCACGCATGCCTTGCGCTTGACGGGCGTTCTTTTGCCTCTAACTTAGCCCATGCTTCGATGCGCTCCATCGTCAAATCAACCAGCGCGACGCTCGAAAGCGCGAACAACGGTCCAGGCTTCGTTAGCTTGGGGCTTCGACGCCGCGGCTCACCTCCCGCCTGAATCATCTTGTGATGGGTCGCAATATGGTCTTCTGACCACCCGTTCTGGCGCGTGGCCAGGCGGTCGGCGATGTACTCCGGCCAAACGTCACCCAGCGTGACGGCGTTACGTATCGCCATCGCGGCGGCGGCTTCCTCAACTTGGACCTTAACTGCTTCGGCTGCTTTCTCCGCCGCGACCTGATCGGCAAGTACCTTTCTCGGATCGATCCCGCTGTCAGTCTGCGCTTTGTAGGATGTGGCTTTCGCCTGCGCCTGGCTGATAGACCAAGTACGTACGTCGCCTATCGTAATCCTGAGCGTCTTTCCATGGAGCGTGGTTTCGAAGACATAGGACTTCGCCCCTTTGGCTGTGACACGCAGTCCCAACCCAGGTGTCTTACCATCCCAATAGATGCTCTGCTGCCGACCTTCGGCGCATTTGAATGCCTCGATTCGGGCACTCGTAAAGTTGTCCCGTTTCATCGAGGCTCCTTCCATGTAGGGTCCATGTAGGAAATTTTAGCATACAAAGATCAACACTCATCAATGTCGAAAAAGTGAACCATCTTCGTAACTCTATGATTTCTAATGATACACGGGTCGTAATTCAATAGAAATCAACAATGATGAATGGTTAAGCTCGGTGATTTGTAATCATCAGGTGGCCAGTTCGAAACCGGCAGCCGGCACCAGACATCAGCAGCAAGTAAGAAGCAAAAAACAAAAAGCCCAGCCTCACGGTTGGGCTTTTTGTTTTTTGGGCGCCTTTGTTCGTGCAATTTTGTGTGAGCTTTGGGTATTTCTTAACAGATATACTCGCTCCGACTTCACTTCAACCACCGCCCCATGAAAAAGACCCATGCCCTCGCCACGGTTGCCGCCGTCGCCGCCCTCCTTGCCCTCAGCAGCTACGCCAGCCCCTACTGGACCCTGCATCAGATGAAGACTGCCATCGCCGAGAAAGACGCCGACGGTTTGTCCGAACACATCGACTTCCCTGCCCTGCGCGAGAGCTTCAAGGGGCAGATGATGACGATGATGAACAAGCACATCGAATCGGCCGAGATGGCCAATAATCCCATCGCCGCCATGGGGCAGATGATGGGCGCCGCCCTGGTCAACCA